TTCATAGTTAAAGTAGTGTCTTTTAATGTTATACCTGTAGCACTTGTTGCGGTGCTATTAATTGAAGCAATCCACGTTGCTGTATCAATATCTCCACCACCTTCTGTCCCAAATCCAGCAAAATATCTATTTGACATGTCTCTTGTAACTAATCCATGCAAAAGACTTGTAGGACTATTTATTTGAGTTCCGTCACATGCTTTCCATCTGGCACTAACACTTGGCAATGGCAACGTCCCATTGAAATCATCAAAAAGAAGATAGGTGCCAATAGGTATTAAAACATCTAATTCTGAATCTATAGCCGCATCTAATTTTCCAATAGCAGCGGTTAAATCATCCCCATTAACAATATGGTTTGTTGAGGTATAAGCTGGGGTACTGTCATCATCTCCATTAGAACCCATATATTGTATGGCTTCACTGGTAAGTGGAGTTATTAGTTCCCCGGATTCATTGTCATCTAGTTTTAGCATTTATTTTATTCTCCTTCTTCTTTTTTTAATCGCCAACATAAACGGTATCATCAATACGCCGAGCGACAATTGTTCTGTTCGAAGCCCCGACAAAATCATCGTCTAAAACTGTGGTTATTATTAGGTTATCAGTTGCTAAAATATTTAAATCTGTATAGGCAAGCCAACCACCGCCAAGAGTTATCGGGATTTGATTTTCAACACCCGAAGCTCTTATCGTATTCGTAAAGGCAGTTCCTATAATCACATATTGGGCATCTGCTGCCCAAGTTAATTGAGCGAACTCAACTTGCACATAGTGGGGTGGCCCCGGAATCCTATCCACAACTACCGCAGCAATATCTGGGACGTTTGCGTCATCACTTCTCAAAAGGATAACTTCTTGATCGTCTAAAACTGTAGTTGGGTCTACCCCTATTTCAAACTGGTTGTTAACACCAACGCCGCCATCCCCGGCGAATACAATCGGGGGATCAATGATTGTCGCATTATCGACAATATTAAAATCTGTCGAAGCGGTTTGAATTGTATACGGGCCAACACCGATTACGCTTAAGATAATAACATCCAAATCCGCAACGGCGGCATCATCACTTCTTAAAGTAAGAAGCTGCCCCGTATTTAAACCGACATCAGAGGCAACCGTAAAAGCGCCGCCAGCGGTTCCGTTTGATGCAAAATCCATTGCCGGGTATACAATCCTTGCACTATCAGCGGTATCGAAATCTGTAGCGCCAACTGACAAATCAGGAGTACCCGCGCCTAAATCTGGAGTAGTTTGGATATGCCAAGCCCAAACACCACCACCGGTTAATTGATATTTCAAACTAGATAAAGATGCCGGAGGAGTTGTAGTCCAACTTGCCGTTCCCATGATCGCTTTGATCTGGGTCATTACAAAATCCATCCAATCTTTAAATGTTTCTAATTCCCTGTCCGCCGAATCCCAATCTTCATCATCTGAAACTGGCGTTGATAGCGCGTATGAATATGTTTCATTATATGGATAACCAGTACCCAAACGGAAAAACATATTTCTACGATCTTCTATCGTAGTGATTACGCCGCCAGCGGTTGTAACAATTCCGATAGGAACTTTATTGGGGTCTGAACTAAATCCAGTTTGAGTTACATAAATAGCAATATCTAAATATTCAGCGGTATTAACGTCTTGAATAAATTCCGCTCCCGCAGAATTGTTTAGAGTTGGGTCCCAAAATGCTCTAGAGGCTTCTGACCCCGTTTCTCTACTAATTTGGATGTGGACATAATTCGGAACGCCATCGGCCATTGTCGCTTCTAGCGGATTTAACGTATCGTCACCCACATAAAAAGCCTTGTATGTCCCGGCGGTATTAAAAAGAACGCCGCCCGCAACCCGAAGGATGATATCCAAGCCGCCGTCATCTTCAACGGCAAAGCCCTTCACAACTTTTGCAGTAGCCGTAAATAGTTTTGTATTATACAGATGTAGGTCTTCCTCGATAAAATCTTGGAGGTTATCCATATCAGGGATTACAAGTCTTTCCTGTCCATAAAATTTTACTTTTTGTTCTTGGGCCATATTGTCTTATTCTCCTTTTACTTCTATATTATATAAAAAAAGAGCGTTTTCTTAAATCCTACAAGTGGGTCAGGTAATCGAATAAATATTTGGTATAATCAATTTCAAATCTTAATACGATCCCCGCTCCTTGAATTACTTCGACCAAATTTGTGACAAGCTCTTCAGCAATATTCGGGTTGATTAAATAAACAGGATAATCAGAACCATCTTGAGAGGGAACATAATTTCCTTCAAGTACTTTGTTAATTGTTGCGCCCGAAGAATGATCGTACCTAAACTTCCAAGCGGGATGAACTGAAAGCGAAATTGCGTTTGGTGTCCCCAAATAAGGGATAAGCGTTTCTTCCGTTGCTTTACCAAAATCAATACAAAAATATCCACCAGTTGAACTTAAGACGCTTGAGTCATCTACTTCTATTGCCATATATAATGTATCTTTTAATATCGTTTGATTCAAAGCGCACAGTGAGCTTGTAATCGTAAACGAATTATATAGTTGCCGTACATCAAACAAAAACGAACCGGGCCAATCTTCGTTAAGAGAAGCGTTAAACGATAAAAAGGTTGGGGTGGCTACTATCCCCGCGCAAGCGATGTCCCCGACATTCGGTTCCACCCAATCTTTGTATGGGGTTAAATCTGAATTCCAAACCTCTATGCCCTCGTCAGTTCCATCTATCCAATTGTTTAGAATTAACCTCTTCGAACTTTCTTCGTAACAAATAGCAGAGCAATCATCGATTGGGGCTTCATCTGTATAGAGCAACGTAGAGGCAACTCTTTTTACAATTCGATCATTTTCATAATCAGAAATATAAATAAAATCATCGTCATCGATTTCGCAATCAACAGGGAAGTGAAGGTTGTCGTTTCCAGTTCCCGTAGTCCCGTATTGAGTGGTATAAACAAGGGTGGTCGGGTTGCGAACTATTATTCTATCATTTAACCCGTCACAAATATATAAGCGGTCATCTCTTAAAGTTATTCCCATCGGGGTATGCAAATGATCATTACCAACGCCAAGACTTCCATACCTTCCGACAAGGGTTAAATCTGATTTCCTAATCGAAACAATTTCGTGTCTCGCCGCGTCTGATATATATAAATTATTGGTATCTCCAGTAATTCCAATAGGCATTAAAAGATCAATACCGCCAATTGTCGTTACTTCATCTACATATGCAAAATCTAATAGTTTTCTTTTTATAATTCTTTGGTTGTCATTATCGCATATATAAATATATTCATCGTCCATATAAACGCCACTTGGATAATCGTATTCATCTGCGCCAGAGCCATCTGCTCCGCCAGAACTTTTTGTCTCTAGGGTGCTTCCTACGTTAAAACTTTTTAGGTAACTATTTAGCCCGGTAGTATCTACAGATGTTTGGAAAAAATCAAAAGACCCCTCATTGAAATGATGGCTCCCCTTTAAGGTATCTAAAAGGATAGGAATGTCTTCTGGAATTTTAAAAACCAATTCTTTGTGGGTGCTTTCATAAACACCGACTCTGATAAATTGCTCTGATAATAAAGAAAACTGTAGGCTAGAGTTTGTGTTGAACCCTCTAACTGAAATTCTAAACGGGGCATACGCTCCCTTGATGTCACTAATTACGCAAAGAAAGTTCGGAACGATAAGCGGGTCTTTGGCGCTAGTCAAAGTAACGATTTGATTAACTTCCAACCCGGTAATTGAGTTAACCTCAAAAGTCCCCTCTTCGGTTCCATCAGAAATAAAAGGAATTGCCGGAGCGTCTATCGTAGCATTATTTGCAACGTCAAAAAATGTTGCTCCGGCGCTTAAATTTGGAACCGGAGGAGTGATTTGGATTGTCCCCGCCGTTCCAATGGTGTTAGTATAAATTCTTAAATAATTTTTAGATGATTCAAAATCATAATAAGTTGTCGCAGTAATTTTGTCGGTCGCATTATTTATAACCTCTACTATTTCGGCAACGGTCGCTTGCGCCGGGTCTGCAAAATCACCATCTTCAAAACGAATAACAAAATCTTGATCCTTATCCGCTGTTATATAGAGCAATGCGCCCGGAAGATTGGGACTGATTGGGGTGGGAGGAGGGTAGGTCGCGCTTGATAGGTCATATGGTTCACCAACAGAACAAGTTACTGTTGACCGACTATAAGTTGGCCCCCAGAATAAATCCAACGCATCAATAATTGTAGACTTTAATTGTTTCGGGTAAAAACTCATTACAGGAATTAATTCGCGCCATTTATCATCCGCGAGACTAGGAACCAACTCCTCGGTTCCATCAGAGAGCGTAACTATAGAGGGTTTATCAACGCCCACATTTTTACCCAAATTATCTAAATATCTCCCATCAGCTAAAGTTACAAAAATTTGGTTTTTTGTTTCATCAAGCTGTACGTCAACACCATCCAATTCATTTGCCCAAGCGGTTAAAAGCGCCTTTATGAACGGATTAACATTTGGGTTAAAAATATTCGGTAATGTTTTTTGTAATCTTTGTAATCTGTTTGCCATTACAATCCTTTACGATAATGTTATGTCACTGCCTGAAATTCTAGCCAACTCATTATCTGCAATAACGATATTAAGAACCGGGCTTGTAACTCTAACGTCATAAACTCCGTTAACTTGTCTGACAGCGCACTCTACCGCACTGACCAATACGTCTTGAGAAACTGTTAGACTATTAATATGTTTTGTAATTGCGCTTTTAATATCCGCTTCAATTGTTCCGATTGTAAGATCGCCTTCGGTTGTTATATCTAGCGAAAGCTTAATCGGCCTAATAACTGGAGGAGTAACTTCAATTTGAATTCCAGCGGCTTTAATTCCGGGGTAGTCGGTTGTGTCTGAATCTAAACCATCAAGTTTCCACTGCACCTCTTTTAATAATCCAGTGTAATATTTGTACCCATCGGTTCCGATAACTTTTGTTTCTTCAAAATCAAAACCGTTTCTGTCTCGCATCACTGCGCCATAATCAAGGGTGTACATTTCTAACGTGTCAACAACTGTTAGGGTGTCCTCGTCAAAAACCGTAACCGTGTATGGCTCTACAACTCCCGCAATATTTTGGATAAACCCCTTGTCATAAATAGAACTGACCTCCGCATCGTTGCCAGTTGTAAAGGCGGTAAGGTCTTCTGCCGCGCCACTTGTTCTATCATAAATCGTAATTATATATGGAGAATAATAAAGGTTTGCGGTAGATGCTGTTTCAAAATTACTTAGATCAACCGCTTCTCCAGTTTCATTGTCATAAATTGTTATGGTCCAAGTGGGAGCAACGCCGGAGATGTCTTGCACATACCCATTTGTATACGCTGGCGTATCAGTATCGTTTATAACGACATCGTCCCCTGCCTCTATCAAGCCCGTTGGATCGACAAGCGTATCAAACGTCCCAGAACTTGTCCCATCTGTATCAAAAAGCAAAGCGCCAACCGCAGTAATGTCATGTATGTATCCATTTAAATAAGTTGGATTAACATCGTCTTTAATAACAACCCCGTCACTAGCCTGAAGATATCTTGCGTCATCGCAAGTAAATGTCCCAGCGCCAGTGCCATTAGTTGCAAAATCGTAGGTGTAAGTATTGAGTGCGTTGTCTAATTCAACTCTAGTGCCACCAAAATATCCAGTTCCAATTACAACAATTGTTGGATGGCTTCCGGCAACACCATGAGCGGTTCCATCGGCATCATGATCGTCATACTTTTCTTGCAAATCAATCAGCCTGACAATGCAATCGCTATAAGTAGCGGGGGCAACCGCAGATATTAATGAATAATCAGCGGCTTCTTGCGCAGCATGGAACACCCAAAGAGCCGCAAGTTCCGCGTCTGCATCATGAGCATCGTAAGCGGTTAGCATTTCAGTTACCAATGCGCCTAAAGAAACAAAATCTGTTGCTGCTGGAGCTACCAACGGGAAATTAATATTGTCAACCGCAGTTGTATGCTGTGCAGCATCAGCCGCATGAGCATTCATTTGGGTTCTTAAATCATTTGCCAAAGCCAAAACCTCTGGGAAATCACCAACGCCATACGAAAGTCCGCTAATTGATCTAGTTTGAAGGGTTCCCGATGAAGACCCACTCGCATAAAACGCAATTAAAAGACTATTCGCTGAACCACCGGTTACATAAACGCTTCCAACCGACCCCGAAGTCGCTGTTGCGATTTGAGGTTTAATCCCATTTTTAATAAGTCTGGTCGTTGAATAAATCGAAAATGGGGTTACCAAGGTGTTGTTTAAATAAGAAACAATGTTCTCGGCGGTAAGAGGGGCAACATCAAAGATGTCTCCATTCACTGGAGCCTCTAAAAAGTCATCTGAGACTGTGACTCCTCCAGTTGCTCCAACATAATTAGTTACAAGCCTAGACGCGCCCTGTAATCCAACCGTGGTTGTATTGTTTCTAAATCTCAACAAGTAATCCACATAGAAATCATTATCGGTAGAATAATCAGTTAACCCTACAGTCACCGCCGGAACCCCCAACGAACTAAAAGTGCTTAATCCGCCAGCGGTTGTTACAGTTCCCTCTAAACTAAAATTTAAGCTGAACACCCTATTAGCGGTATCATCATCCAATATCATTACAAGATTTTGATCCGGGGTTAAAGTATAGCCCTCTTGATTATCTGGCTCAATAAAAGCCAAATTTGGGTCTTCGCTTTCTATTTCGGTATCATATGTAAAATCTAAAGTTAACGCTGTAGTCAAGGCGCTATCGACTTCGATAGTTCCCGTTCCATCAAGCGTATTGGTAGCGATTCTTAAATAATCGTTGCTTCCTCTGGTAACAGTATAAGCGTGAACACTATTCAATCCCGCATCGGCATTTATTAAAACAACAAGCTGTTGAGCGGTATATGTCCCGATTGCAAAAGTAATTGTTTGGACAGCGCCGCCATCTATAGAGAAGGCCAATGTATCAGCGCCGACCGTAATGTTATAGTTTTCCGGGCTTGAACATTCCGCGAAAGCTTCAGTGTTAACAGTTCCAGCGGTGACAATATCGTTGGCAATCAACGAATTTGTTAGTTCGATTTGGCCGTTCATTCTGTTAAGAATGTAGTCTTTGTTTTCGCCTTGAGACGCTGTTGCAGAGAACCCAAGAACGCCGTTTGCAGTAGAGACATAAATTCTTGCGGTTTGAAGTATTGTGTAGGCGATAAGAGAAACAGTCGCGTTGTCAACGGTTACCGTAGTACCAGTTACGTCCGTTACTATAACAGAGATCGGGGCTGTACTCGGAAAGTTGTCTATGGTGTATGTGTCTCCAACCTTAACCCCAGTTGTAGAGGCAATTGTGAATTGACCCGCGCCCGGAGCGTCTCCGTCACTAGTGAAGGTATGATACTCCGGCATTACTTGCATATACGAATCATCAGAAGTGGACGTTTTAGAATAAATTCTGATCTTGCTATCATCTAAAACAGCCGCGCCATAACCGCCCGGAAGTTGTGAGCTTATAACCGCTGCCACCTCAAGAGCGGTAGCGTTTGTAATATCAACAAAAAGAGGATCGGTAGCGTCAAACGTGACAGTCAATAAATTGTCCGTCATATTATCCACATAAATTTTCAAAACATCTCCATCGACTAAAACATAGGGAGAGGTGTTGCCACTATCGACAAAAGCGGTAATGCCATCCTTGTCCATAAGCGAATCGTTTTTATAAAGTTTTAACGAATAAAAATATTGATTCGTTTCAAAATTAAGAGCGTCATTTGCATCGGTTCCAGTTAGGGGAACGATAACTCTTATTTTTTCGTTTGTATTTGATCTCGCTTGAATAAGAATTTTAGTGCTACTAGAGGTTGTTCTCGCCTCCACCAAATTCATCCTATCATTGATGGCGATAGAAACTTCCCTAGCCGTACCAGCTCCGACATTTGTAAAATCAGTTGATACAAAAATAATTTCTTCTTCGACATCATTAATAGAAATCCTTAATGTATCACCGGAAGCGATATTAAACGGTTGCGCATTGCCACTTATTAGAGCCGCTTTTACTAGAGGATAATTGTCCAACTGCAAAAACTTTTCTGTGCCAGCCGCGTTCCTGACAACGTATTCAGTTGCTTGACCGCTATAAATAGGTTCGAACCCGGTTCCATCATCAATATAAAGCTTACAAATTTCTGTAAGAGAAATTGGGCCAAAGAAATTGGCAGAAACAACGCGCTTGGTTTCTTCGGAATTTGTTAACCCCGCCACACCAGTAAGAATAGATGTTTCAGTTCCTTTGGACAAACTCTGGATATGATCTCTAATTCTATCCCTTAGTTGTTGATCTGTTTCCTCGTCTGCGCCATTTGTAAATGATTCTGGATTCTCTATCACCGCAGTTGGGAACGGGGGGGTTTCAAAAGTTTTAATAGCGCCAACTGGAATATTGCCGTTATCGCCCGCGATGACAGCAATGACAAGTACATTTTCTATTTCTTCTTCACCATCGGCAAGGGCAGTACCCTCGTTTACCACAAAACTAATTCTATCAGAAATGTTTGTTTCTGGGACATATGCCGAAACCCCGGCAGATATTGATCTCAAACCACCTTGGCTTAAAACAACTGTTTCGCCAGCTTTATGACTTGCCGTCAATGGCGTAGCCGCATGTAGGTTAACAGTATAATAGGTCGTATTATTTGTGATGGAGGTATAGTTTACGGGTTCTTCGTTGTTCGTTCCGCGCCCTACGATAATTGTTCCCGATGCCGTAAAATTCGTATCGTCATCAATATCCAAAGTCGTTTGGCCTGAAACTGCTCCGTAAGTTCCAGCAAAAATATTACTAGAAATTTTTGTTATACTTGAATCAGAAATAGCTGTATAACCAGAAGCTTTTTGAGCCTCTATTCTTTCTAACCCATACTCAAGAGCCTTGTTGTCGAGGTCATCACCAGTTGCCGTTTCTAAATTATAGGCTTGAATGATGTTGACCATTTGGATGTATTGTTGATAAATTTCTTGAGATACCGTTTCAATAAAAGTTAGAACAACGGAACCCGGCGTGAGATCGCTAATCGCCGTGTTCGCTGAAATATATGCTGCCTGATCTGAAACAATTCTTTGAAAACTTTTAAATGCAAAACCGCTCATCTATACACCCCTCTTAAAATATTAATAAAAATGGAATTTCTAATTGCGGCTCTATTAATAAAACCCGCATATCTAACCTAACTTCAGACGCTATTCTATCAAATTTTAAATAAGTTAAGTCTTTAATTCTTGGATCACTCAAAACAGTGTCCCTGATAGAAGCCTCTATTTGATCCATTTGTACCGTATTTTTTTCTCCAATAACTAAATTCAATCCAATCTTTGGGTGATACGTTAGGGAGCCTATTTCATATCCCATTTTTAAATTCAACGCCTGATAAATATTTTCGTATCCATACGCTAACTCTAAATCTTGTCTGTTGTTAATAATAAAATCGTAACCACCATTGATTTTTATATCTACGCCCAAAACTTTTTGTTGAGCGTCCAAATCTTTTGTCCCCGTTGTTTGTCTGCTGTTTAAAATAAAAGACCTGACATCCTCTTTGGGAGTTGGAGATGGGACAAGCAAATAAGACCCAACCGCTAAAATACCATCTGCCTCTGTACTCGCCAAATATGGCGGCTTCAATTTATTCAATGGGATTAATTCAACCCATCTTGTTGCGTCTCCCAGCTCTCTCATTGCTATTTTTTCCAAACTATCTCCAGTTTGAATAATGATGCTCTTAACCGATGGGGGGGTTGGGAAAGAAATTTCGTTATTAAAGGCCGCCTCAATATTTTTAAGGCTAGAAGCTTGCTTGTCTACAATCGTATCTTCGCTAATAATTTTGCCATTTGAATTCAAAACTTTAGGAGAGTTTTCGTCAAAATAATCATTAGACGAAATAAACTGGTTCAAAGCAATTTCAGTATCGACAAAGGCTTTTAAAACAGACATGTTTTCGCCGCTCAATTGATCTGCTCCGGCGGAATTGCTTAACGTAGGAGTCCTGTTGTAAATATCATCATAAGCATCATCACCCAACCCAAGATAGTCCCCCATGTTAAGCGCCAAGTCTTTTGTCTGCACAACCAAATCTTCATAAAATTTTCTAGGTAAAGAGGAAACTCGAATCACTCCCTTTGCGATTGCGTCCATTACCTCTAGCGCAGTTTCCAAAGGGAGAAGAAGCGTATTCGCAACTGCGGACTCTATGTTTTCCAACAAAGTGATATAGCCATTAAAAACATCTAGCGAAGTTCCTATCGCATCAAGAATTCCACCAATGCCGAGACTTGATAAAAGTTCATCGAATAAAGTTTCGGCTTTGCCAATAATCTTAAAACTGACTTCATAATTATAAGTGAAGGGACTGTCTTTAGACCTTGAACCGTCAAACCTAACTGGCTCTACATACCAGAATTCGTTATCCTTAAAATTCTTAAAAATTAATTTTAGGTTTGCGTTCCCCGGAGTCTTTTTTAATTCGGCATACTCACGAATAAAATTTCTCCAATCCATAAATTCTTGATAGCCAGATTTTTTGCCATTCGGAGTGCGCCCGGATTCTGGAATCCCGTTTATCCCCCTTGAGGGAAAAATGCCAGTTGTTCCAGCAATCACCAAATCCTTTAAAACAAAACCTTCATTTTCTGTTACTATGCCCGTTTGGGTCGGGATAACTTTAATTGAAAAGGGTTCGCTCTGTTTTAAAGATTGCGGATTAATTTGAAGACGATAACTTTTGTTGGTCGCTCCATCATATTCAAAGACATAACCGGGATTCTATTCCAAAGGGCTGGCTTTACTTTTTGTAAGGCATGTTTTACCGCGTTGCCATTTTTCCACGCACTAGTAAACGAGTCAGCTAGGTCGGTAGCCTTCCCTAAAGTCCCTTCTTTAAGTCCGTCAAAATCTCCAGCGCCATCAAAAAGGCCCATAATGTTTCCTTGCTCCCCCTAATATAATTATATAATTTTATTATAAAACTTTATACACCCTGACTAAACCATCCGACTCATAATCGCTAGAAACCACAAAACTTAAATCCATTCTATAAACAATTTCATCGTCAGAATTTGTCATTTCACTTATCCACGAAATCGTACCGCTTAATTCTGGGTTTTCTTCATCTCTAATATAAACTGGATTACCAGAAGAAAAGCCAGTAGCATCGGAAACATAAATACTGTTCGTTCCATCTGGTTCGACAGCAAGCAATTCAGCCCTCATAACAGTACTGTAATCAGATTCGTCCGCTGTTGAACTATTCAATCTTTGGCCCATAATCTGTTTTGTATCAATCATATTTGTTTCTTGAGCCATTGAGCCATAACCCTTATTTGATCTTGCGTCCAACCAATGGTAACGCGAAGCAATCGCCCCCGTTGTCAAACTGAATGTTCCCGGTGTTGGCTCTGAAACGCCACCCACCGCAATTCTTAATTGGACAATTCTTTCTTCTATCTCTAAAATTCTAGCCGCAACCGCTATGATTAAATCATCTAAAGCCGCATTCAGATACCTATTAACCGGGCCTGTCGCAAGCCAAACCGCCAAAGCCACAATAATGGGAGCCGTTGCAATGGTTGTATTTACAATTGCCGTGGCGTTTTGAGTTGCTTGCGGTTCTTTAATATCATTATTTGTTAATAGCGCCGCATTTTCATGCCCCATATAAGTAGACCATTGGGCGGTATTATCTATAAAGGTTTGTATCGCGGCTTCCGCTTGCGCCCAAGCGCCGCCTAGAGGAAAATTGTTATTCCAAGGAGTGTTCGCTGCCATATTTATATGCACAGTTGCTCCCGCAACTGTCGAGCCACTCCCGCCAACAAAAAATACAGCTAGCGTTGTCGCTCCGACAGTTCCACCACCGCCAATAACATAGGCTACATTTTGATGGGCAACAGGATTGGTAACGGGGGGGGGGGCGGTACCGTCATCCCCATCAATCAATAAAACCTGTCCGTTAACTATGTCCGTTGCGTCATCAACGCCCAAAGTTGTGGTAACGCCATTATTATAATCGGTAGTGCTTGTCGCGCTATCAGCGCCGCTTGCGTCCCCCCAACCATATCGTATAGATCGGGCTAAACTTTGATAGGTTTTTGCAATCCACTCTTCGGCATTTGCCGCCCAAGATTGTCTCAACCCATTTGTATATTCGTTTATTGACGGATTAAAATAAAAATTATCTGTGGCAACATCCGGTGCAGCTAGTGTGTAAAAGAAAAATTTTCCAGCGGCGTTGTACGGGTCATCTGATTCTGCTTTTGTAAAACCATTGCAAACATATCCTTGAAGCGCGGTTCTTTCTCCAGTAACAGCCGCCCCAGAATCACCAATATAAGCGTTTGCTATATCTATCCACTCGTAACAAAATTGCTGATTGGCCGACTCTACATCCGCGAATGCAGTCCCCGCCGCGTCAACATTATCGACAGCTTCATTAAGCACAACAATCTCTTGGGGCAATTTAACTAGCCTTCTCGATACTGCCTTTCTTAATGTCTCCGTCCATGTTATCGCCATTTATGATCCTATCATCGATATATAGCTGCCATTTACAATTTTAGATATTACTGGCGCACCATGATTCCCGCTTCCGATACACATATCCCCAATACGGGCGGAAGGAAGCCCCCCATTACCAATTTTGGTAAGCGTACTCTTTATGTTAAGGGCATTTTTTGCTTCTAAATTCATTTGCTTATTTACCATTTCACAAGCACCGCCAGTTTTTAAATCTAATGTTGCTCCGTTAGGGCCAGCCAACGCCACTTGGCCGTCCTTATCTAATTCAATTTTTTTGTTACCTTTAGCCATGCTCATATCGCCATCTTGACCCATTGTAATGGTTGCGCCATCAGCATCTGGTTTTGTCGGCTCGCCGTTTACATCTTTGGGGCCACCTTTATTTGTAATGGTAAGAGCGCCATTTTTATCTGTTTTTATTTCCATCCCATTGAATTCCACAACCTCTTGAACGCCATCTTCGCTAGTAATGTCTAAAGCATTCCCCTGTGGATGGGCTACACCAGCAATAATTCTCGCCCTGTTGGGATTGCCATCTACCAAACAAATTAAAACAAAATCACCATCTGTTTTTTCGGGTTTATCGATTGGCGGGGCTAGTTTGCCTTTTTTGACCGGGCTTCTTACTTGAGAGCTTTTATTATATTTGCCACCATAGCGAACCGTGTCCTTCACATGGAAAAGACGAACCCCATCGTATGGGCCACCGCTTATTGTGCAGTTGTATTCCAACTGTTTTTGTCTGCTATTTCTGGTAGTATTCCGTTCATTATCAGTGTAAATAATCTCATCGATTCTAGCTTCCAAAAAGGCCGGGAAGCTTGGTGCTTGGGACGCTTGACTACAAAAACCAGAACTAATTTTTGAACCATCTCTATGTAACATTAGGCTATCTCCCCCCCTAGTGCTTTAGCCGAAGCTAAAACAGAACCAGTATCTTCCATTCCGCTGTCTTTTGTTTTTGTTCTTCCGCCTTTATTTATAGAACTAATAGTATAAAAACCACCTTCGGAACTTCCATCTTGCTTGGAGGCGTATTGTTCTTTGCCATCCACGACCCGTATACCTCTGGTAATTTCTAAACTTTGCTTCCAGACCTCGCCGAAATTCCATTGGTCGGTATACCCCTCTATATAATATTGTCTGTCGGGGCAAAATCTACTGTTATTAACAATTAACCTTTTCCCAAGCCTAATGCCCGGAGAACCCAAAATTGTCATCGTTCCGTTTTCTAACAAATGATTTCCAGCGTACCAATTCTTCAGCATATAAACGTAATCGTAATAAAGCTCGCTGTCTATATTCCCCTTTGCATCTTGAAGAACGAAATCTATATAGCGAGTAAATTTTCTAGTTCCATATCTTTTAATGCTTCCGCGATTGACTGGAGCATTATAGGGATCAGCATAAACAACGGCCTCGACATTCTCAATTGGTTGCTCAATGGTTTTTATAACAAAAAGGTTCGCTCTGTCATGATCGTTTATACCGACAGAAGATAAAATAATTGAGTCCGCGTCAATCGTAACCGCTGGTAAATCTAGGAAATACTTTATGGGCGCGGACTGCGGGACAAAAGAATAAATGTTTTTAAATGTATACGGTCTTACTTCAAAAAATAATTTTGGTTTTGCGTTTTCATAATCTGGAGTTCGATAGGGGATTTCAGTTTCGTCATTCAATTCACCATACAACTCATAGACCGCCTCATTACTTATGCTTTTCATTAACTGCCACATGCTACTATCTATCTTTAATAACTGCAAAAACTTAAAGCCGGGGAAGTCGTGATCGAGGTCTTTTAAATCAAGAAGATCAGCAAATTGCGGATGACCAGTTGTCCTAAAATCCGCCGCCAATTCGTTTGTTACATACCAATAATTTAAGCTAGCGGAGCAATTAGGAACTGTTGATTCGTCATTTAAAAATAGGTCTACTATATTCTTCATTAATACATTCGGCCTACCCTTAAAATCATTTATCATCTGATTTAGGGTTCCCGCATAAGCAGCGGTGCTATAGGGGTTAAACCAAATTTCTGTATCTGTAAAAACCTTTCCAAAGCTGCGCCCAGAAACAACAAAATAAACCTCTTTTTGTCCGTCCTCGTTCATCGCTTCTTCTAAAGCTACCCGATCTACATTGCCTAACATCCTTTTACACTTGTTGTCGTTTTGATCTGTTAAATAAATTTGAACCCAATCCCCCGGAGAAACATATTGAGAATAGTCCCTTGTCGGAACTAATTTAAATTGGAAGGAACCGCCGGGATTGTTTAAGGACATTTTGCTGTTATAACTAACAACATCATCATAGAGAGAATATTTCTTGCCCTCTAAGCTGTTCGCCCCGACAGATTGATCCACAAAATGGTAAACATCCACAGAGCATCTGGTACGCCTTGATTGTAATATTTTTCTTTTAATTATGCTCATAATATTTAAAAATGCCCAAGGGTTGCCTTACGGCTCATGTCTCCGGCGCTATGTGGGGCATCCCCCGCCCCTCTGCCTAATTTATTCCCAAGATTTTTTGTTGCGATTACCCCGTCCGCAGT